AGAAACGTAACTATTCCAATTGACGTACAACAAATGTATGTCCTTAAAAATTCTACAACAGGATCACAAGCAGTAACATTTAAATATGTGACTGGTACAGGATCTAGTGTTGCATTTACAGGTGGTGATACATCTTCTAAAATAGTTTATGGTACAGGGTCAGGATCTAATCCAAATATAGTTGATTTAGGATTCGTTACTACTGCTGGTACTCAAACTTTAACAAACAAAACTTTAACATCTCCTATAATAGGAACTTCTATTTTAGATACGAACAGTAATCAGTTAGCTCTTTTAACAGCTACAACTTCTGCAGTTAATGAAATTACATTAGCTAATGCAGCGACAGGTAATAATCCTACTATTCAAGCATCAGGTGATGACTCAAATATAGGTCTACAATTAAAAACAAAAGGAACTGGAGTTATTCAAGCTGAAGATGGTGGTGGAACAGTTGCTGCAGTTAAAATTGCAGGAAAAGAAACTATTTGGGTTCCAGCTGCAGCTATGTTTGCAACAACAACTAATGGTGCATCAGGACCTAACCAAGTTGAAATTTCAGCAAATCAAGCAGAAATAAGTAGTTTTGATTTTGCTGCAGATGCAGATGATCATGTTCAATTTACAGTTGCGTTCCCTAAATCTTGGAACGAGAGCACAGTAACTTTCCAAAGTTACTGGTCAGTAACTGGTACAAACACAGGAACAGTATGTTTTGCTTTACAAGGAAAAGCAGCATCTAGTGATGATGCTTTTGCTGGTGCTTACGGCACAGCAGTGCCTAACACTGCTTTAGCGGCTTCTGGTACAGCAAACGATTTAATGGTGAACGTAGAAAGTGGCGCAGTAACAATTGGTGGATCTCCAGCGGCTGGAGACTTATGTAGTTTTCAATTATTCAGAGATGTGTCTGCAGACGATCAAACAGCAGCTGCAAGATTAGTTGGAATTAAACTATTCTTCACTACAGACGCTGCGAACGACGTATAATAGGATTAATAATGTTTGGATATAGACTCTTAGGTTTTGGATCTGGAGCAGCAGCGGACCCAGAAGCAGATTATTTAGTTGTGGCCGGCGGCGGAGGCGGGCAAACTGGCGGCGGAGGAGCCGGGGGGTATAGAACATCTTTTCCTGGTGGAACCAAAATGATTTTAGAAAAAGGAACTTCTTTTCCAGTAACTGTTGGTGGCGGTGGAGGAACTGGTGATGATAGAGGAAACAACTCTTCAATGGTGGGAGATTTTACAATTAGTTCAACAGGTGGAGGACGTGGTGGTCCTGTACCTAATCAACCCTGGGATCCAAATCCATGGGGTACTAAAGTAGGCTATCCTGGAGGATCAGGAGGAGGCGCATCTCAAGGAAATCCTCAAGCAGGCGGCGCTGGCGGAAATGCGGGATCATATGATCCACCTGAAGGAAAAAATGGCGGACAAAATTACGGGAGTACTCCCGGTGGAGGCGGTGGCGGAGGCGCTTCTCAAGGCGGATCTCCTAATACTCAACTTGCTGGAACAAACGGCGGAAAAGGTGGAGATGGATCTCCAAATACAATTAGTGGAGCAGATGTAACTTATGCTGGTGGGGGCGGAGCTTCATCCGGGGATTCAGGGGCTCCTGGAACTGGCGGCGGCCCAACTGGAGTTGGTGGCGGTGGAAAAACAAATTCTGGTGGCGACGGAACGGTTATATTAAGAGCACCTGCAGCTACAACTTTTACAGTTGCACCTGGAACAAATACAACTTCTACAGCTCCTAATGGAGAAAAAATAGCAACTTTTACAGTAACTGGAACGGTAACGGCTTCATAATATGGCACATTTTGCAGAATTAGATATTGATAATAATGTTCTTAGAGTATTAAAAGCATGTGACACAGACATTGCTAATAATGGTGGTGAATGGTCAGACGAAGCTGCAGCTCATTTTGAAACTGTAGTTCCTTTTTCAGCGACTGGTATAAAATGGATTCAAACATCAAAAAACACAAAGGCTAATGTTCATCAATTAGGTGGAACACCTATGAGAAAAAACTATGCGGGTGTAGGTGGAAAGTATGATCCATCTGCTGATGGTTTTTATGCATCACAACCTTATGCCTCTTGGACATTAAATGCTACAACTTTTATATGGGATCCACCAACTACAGAACCAGTTGATGAAACTAAGTCAATTAGTTGGAACGAAGATATTCAAAAATGGGTTGGCGTAAATCTTGAGGAAGAGACTGATGGAGAAAACGCTGGAAAATGTGCTTCTTTTATTTGGAATCAAGATACAAATTCTTGGGACGCCAATGGGTTTATTGAAATTGAATACGACCCCTCTCTATCTAGTTAGTAAATATTCTAACGACAGTGATTTAATTAATTTAAATATTTTAAAATTTAAAAATCAAAAAAATATTTTAGAACTTGAAAATTCTATTTTAAAGAATGGAATGTTACACCCAATAGTTGTTAGAAAAAGAGACAACGTTGTTATTACAGGAAATCAAAGATGTACCTTTGCAAAAAAATATGGGTATAAAAAAATTTCTTATGTGTATGCTAAACCTTGGGCTAACGCACTATTGACAGAATTATAGAATATAGTATAGTGGCACAAAAGAAGAAATGAATTGTAAATACTATTATTGGTGGTTTAAAAATATTTTATCTCCTAAAATGTGTGATGATATTATTAATATGGGTTTAAAACAAAAAAGCCACAGAGCAATTACAGGAACAGAATCCTTAAAGTTAAAGAAAAAAAAGAATCTTTCATCAAAAGATGTTCAAGACTTAAAAAAAATCAGAAACTCTAAAATAGTTTTTTTACAAGAAAAAAATTTATTTAGAATAATTAATCATTATTTAAATGTTGCTAATAGTTGTGCTGGTTGGAATTTTCAATATGATTTTACTGAAAACCCTCAATTTACAATATATAAAAAAAGTGATCATTATACATGGCACAGAGATGCTTTTAAGGAACCCTATGAGCACGATCATCATTATATAAATTATAGAAATAAAATAAGAAAACTATCTATGGTCATACAGTTGTCAGACCCTAAAAAATATAAGGGTGCAGAGTTAGAATTTGATTTTAGAGAAAGTACAACCAATAAACTTGAAATTATAAGATGTAATGAGTTTAATAAAAACAGAGGATCTATTATTGTTTTTCCAAGTTTTGTTCATCATAGAGTTAAACCATTAATAAAAGGAACACGATACTCATTAGTTTCTTGGACTTTAGGAAATCCGTATGTTTAAAGAAAAAAAATATTTATTAATTAAAAAGATAATACCACCTGAATTATGTAAATTTTTATTTAGATACATGCTTTTAAAAAGAAAAGTTGTAAAAAAAATGTTAGATGATGGTTACATAAGTTCTTTTGAAACAGCGTTTGGATTTTACGAAGGTGATTATCAAATACCCAATACTTTTACATGCTATGCTGAAATAGCAATGGAACAATTATTGATTGATTTTTTACCTATTATGGAAAAAAAGACTAAATTAAAATTAATACCTAATTACTCTTATATTAGAGTATATAAAAAAGGTGATGAATTACTAAGACATAAAGATAGACGAGAATGTCAAATATCAACAACACTGAATTTAGGCGGAGATCCTTGGCCTATTTATGTAAACCCAAATGAAAACGTTGGTGTGCCTGGAAGTAAAAAAAATATTACTTGGACAAGTAACGCGAAAGGAGTTAAAGTAAATTTATCTCCTGGAGACATGTTGGTTTATAGGGGTGTAGAATTAGAACATTGGCGAAAACCATTTGAAGGGGAAGTTTGTGTTCAAGTTTTTTTACACTACAATGATAAGGGTGTAACAATTGGAAAAAAATATGATAATAGACCTTTTATAGGTTTACCATCATGGTTTAAAGGAAGGAAATAATGGATAAAGAAAAAGAAATATTGCAATTACAAATGGTTCTAAAAGGTGAAAAAGCTTTTACTGAAAATTTAAAAGATAATATTACTGTTTTAAAAATGCAGATAGATGGGTTATTAGATTTAAATGCTGAGTATGCTAATAAAATAATTCAACTAGAAAAATTATTAGAAAGAGTACCTGCTAAAGCAATTCAAGAATTTAAAAGAAGAGAAAGGAAAAAATAAAGTGTTAATAGATATATTTAAAACCTCTATATATAGAACAGAAATTGAAAGTAAGGATTATATAAAATGGTTTAAAAAAGCTCTTGTTCATGAAAAAAAAATAAATAAAAATGGAACAACAATTAGTAATGTTGGAGGCTATCAAAGCACTAATTATCAAGGAATAACCAACCAAGATATTAACCGTGAAGTTTTTTTAAAGCCCGCTCATGCTTTTTGTGAATTATTATCCCCTAAAAAAATTTTTAAACTTGCCTTGCATTCTTGGTGGATGAATGAAAATAGTTTTGGACACTATAATTCTTTACATAATCATCACAATGTAGATGACCCTATTTTACTTTCAGGCATATACTATATTGAGGTTCCAGAAAAAAGCGGTAGACTTTATTTACAAACTCCTAATTTTGCAGGTAACTTTCCTGCAAGCACTAAAGATCATTTTTCTGATCCTATTACATGGGGAAGTTATTTTATTATACCAAAAAAATATGATTTAATTTTATTTCCTCCTGGTGTTTATCATATGGTTGAACCTAACATGTCCAAACAAAAAAGATTTAGTGTAGCGTTTAATGTTCAAGCTTTACCTATAGAAGACAACAAATCTAAAAAGAAGAAGTGACACCTAGTTTTGTAGATAAACTTTCTTCAGTTTCATATGCTACAACTGAACAAAAAGAAAAAGAATTATGGGATGTGGAAGGTATTTTAAAAAATAGATTAAATGTTAAATATAAATTTGACACTAGACCAATTAAAAAACACGGTGATTATTTTGGTAAACTTGGTAATACAAAATCAAAAGCTGATAAGATGGTTTTTAAAACTAAGAAAGATTACATAATAGTGGATGTAAAAGAACTACATTCTTACATAAGAAAAAATAAATTAAATAAAGTGTATCTTCAAAATTTAATAAAAGATTTAGAGTGGAATATATGCATGGTGAAATAGATAGCAAACAACTAAAAACTATTTTAAAAACTTTAGAAAATATAAAGATTGTTCTTACAGAACAAGATATTTTAAACTTATTAAAAATAAGAAGAAGATGGCCTAAGTTTTACCCTACATTTGATTCTCCATCTGTAGAGGTTATAAATATTACGGGTTTAAAATCTACCACGTTTTTTTCAGAAGATGGGTATTTAGATTATGATAAATGGTTTGAATATTATCAATTAGGTTATACCACAATATTATCTGGTGTTTTGGATTTAACAGAAGATTTAAGAAATTTTTCTAAGGTTTTACTAAAAGAGCTAGGTTTTGTGCCTCACTCTAATTTTTATTTTAGTAGACCTGGTAAAAGAGCTAGTTTTCCACCCCACAGTCACTCCTATGGTGTGTTTGTAAAACAAATATATGGTAACTCAGATTGGATTATTAATGGAGAAAAAATAAAACTTTCCCCACAAAAAACTCTAGCTTTTCCTAAAAATACATTACATGAAGTTATAAGTAAAAAAGACAAAAAACTTTCTTTAACTATGAACATAGATAGTATAGGGCAATATTACTAGGAAAAAATAGGCTGTAAAAATATTAAAAACATTATATAATAGATCCTTATGCTACAAAAGATAGGATTTTTACCCGGATTTAATAAACAACTTACCCCTACAGGAGCAGAAGCTATGTGGACGGGTGGAGAAAACGTTCGTTTTAGATATGGTACACCTGAAAAAGTAGGTGGCTGGTCTTCCCTTGGAGATAAAAAATTAACAGGACCAACACGTGCCATTCATCAAATGGTTAATAAAGATGGTGTTAAGTACTCTATCTTAGGTACTAATAGAATTTTATATGTTTATTCTGGAGGAGTTTATTATGATATTCATCCTTTAGTTAATCCATCAGGTACAGCAATTACCAGTGCATTTACTACTACTAATGGAGATACAACTGTTACAATAACTTTTAGTTCCGCTCATGGTATGGTTGCTGGCGATATAATTTTATTTGGTGATAGCTCTACTTTTACTTCTATAACTGATTCAAGTTTTGATGACGCTACTTTTTGTGATAAAAAATTTATGGTGTTATCTGCACCCACTAATACAACTATTACTATTAATGCGGGAGCTACTGAAACTGACTCAGGAGCCACAACTTCTGGGGGAATAACTTATTATAGATACTACCACGTTGGCCCAGCTG